GAGGCCGCCTGAGGAGTTCCCCGCGAGGGGATAGGGCGGGCCTGGTGAGGCGCACGTCCGCGGGCCCGCTCCGTTTCTTCCGCTAAGAATCGCATAACAATGGCATTGTTATCGCGAGCCCCCCCCCTTGTTTTCCGCCCGGTTCCCCCCGATTAGTCTGGCGTATGGCGAAAAAAGCCACTTCCCGCAAGGTTATTCCCATTTTCGGCCCGCCTGACGGCGCGGCCGCGGTGGTCGACGAATTCAGCAGGCTGGAGGAGTGGAAGCTGATGGTGAAGCCGTCAGCCGACCGCTATGAGCAGCTCCGCAAGGAGATTCTCTCCTGGTACAAGGACGCCCCCCCCGAGAAAGCCTTCGTCGTGGCCGGCGCGACGCATGTGGTCGAGATCACGGCGAAGCGCCGGGACCGCAAGATCACGGAGATGGCGAAGCTCGCCCGGAGGCTCGGGGCGAAGATCCTGTACGAGCTGTGTTCGGTGCCGATGAAGGCGGTCGACGAGCTGATTCCAAAGGGCGAACAGGACGCCTATGTCACCGAGGGCCACATCGGGCCAAGGTACATTACGACGACGCGCAAGGCGGCGGCCGAGATGGCGGCCGATAAATCTTCGGCCTGACCCCTTAATTTTGGGCAAGTCATGCCGCACACTAGGGATGGAAGCACCGCGCTCCTGACCGGAGCGGTAGTACACATTGGGGATGGAATCGCGCTCCTGACCGGAGCGGCGCCCGCCGAGGATGGGTGCATGGCCGACAGTGACCGGCCTGGCCACGTCACTTCCCGCTCGAATCCGATGCCAGACGTGTCTCAACTCCCACGACGGCTGCAACTCCTCGACCGCGGCAACGCATTGGTGAAGATGCTCACGCCCGAGCAGGCCCAGGCGACGATGCGGTCGGGCGGCGTGGAGGTGATCCGGCGCGGAGGAGCGGTCTACGCGCTGCGGTGGATCGAGGGGGGAGCGAATGCGCCCCCGCCGGTCGACCGGCACCCACTCCGCAAGCGTGGGTACGGGGATTCGCACTGCCAGGAGCGGCGCGACAACCCCAAGGGCGTCTGGACAATTGATCGGATCCGGGCGCGGGACGAAATCATATTCCGGCGCGTGGAGCAGGACTGCATAGGGCGCCGGGCTGCATAACCCACAGTGAAACTCATCATTTCGCTTCCTTCGGGCGAGGCTGCGCCCGGTTCACCTTTCCGTGTCACTTCGGCGGTCGAGCGGGTGAGGATCATCAACGCCTGCCTCAACGATCTGACCGACCGCCAGCGCGCCGTGATCGCGCTGCACTACGGGGTGGAGATGCCCGGCGAGAAGATCGGGAGACTCCTGGGCATCACAGCGCCGGGAGTTGCTGACCTGCACCAGCGGGCGCTCGCTGCGCTGCGGAGGGGGCTGGCGGCGCGCGGGATCGGACGCTGGGACGAGTTGTAACCACCATGGACATCCAGATGATTGCGGCAGGACTCGGAGGCCTGGCGGTGCTCCTCCAAGCCGTGAACTTCGCGCTCTACCTGCGGATCGACAACGCAATCCTCCGCTCGGAGGCGCAACTCAAGGACTGGTCGCGGCGGGAGTTCGTGGCGAAGGAAGCGTGCGACCGCTTTTGTGCGGAGGGTTTGTGACGGCCGCGATCTACGCCCGCTTCTCGACCTACGATCAGGACTGCGGGCTCCAGCTCTCCGAGTTGCGCGCCTACTGCGAGCGTTCGGGCTGGAGCGCGGTGGAGTACGTGGACCAGGGCATCTCCGGCGCCGCCGGGAAAAAGCGGCCCGCGCTTGATCGGCTGCTCGCCGACGCGCGGCTGCGAAAGTTCGGAGCAGTGCTCGTCTGGAAGATCGACCGGTTTGGGCGGTCTGTCCAGGAGTTTGTCGGCCGGATACTCGAGCTCGACCAGGCCGGCGTGCGATTCATCGCGCCCTCGCAGGGGATCGACACCGACCAGCGATCGCCAGCAGGAAAACTCCTCATGCACATCCTGGCCGCGATCGCGGAATTCGAGCGCGCCCTGATCCAGGAGCGCGTGAAGGCTGGCGTGGCCGAGGCGAAGCGGCGCGGGAAGCACTGCGGCCGGCCGAAGCGCGTGTTCCGGCGCGACCAGGCGGCCAAACTGCGCCAGAAAGGACTCTCATGGAGAGCGATCAGCAAAAAGCTGGGCGTGCCGTTCTCGACGATTCGCCTAGCGGTCGGCGGCTGACCGGCCGGCGCGCGAAGCCGCGAGGGTCTTACGAGGCCCAGCGCGAGCGTCTGCCGGACGGATCGCATCTGTGTGGCCTGCCTGGCTCGAAGACGGTGTACATCGACACCGGCAAGGGCTGGCGAAAGATCCCAATACCCCCCCAGGAGAAGAAACCCCATGCGTGACTTCAGGCGGCGCTTCGGCGCTTTCGTCGCGGTCTTTGTATTCGCGGCTCTGGCCGCGCTCGGCCAGCCAGGCGCTGGCAAGGTGTACATGGTGCAGGGCCCGGACGGCCCGGTCCAGGCGCAGCGGCCGCCGGATTCGGAGCTGGCGAAGCTCGCGGCGCTCGAGTACGTCGGCGGGGAGCGCACGGGATACGCCTTCGAGCTTGCGCAGAAAGGGTATCTGCTCGACGCGATGGTCGACGTGTTCGGCTGGGACTACTGGAAGACCATGCAGGCCCGGCGTCAGTACGGCTACGCTTGGGTCCCTTCGGCCGCGATGCCGAATGTCCAGATCGCACCCGGGCTCTGGATGCCGGCGAGCGGGACCGAGGACGGGCTCACGTACAACCCGACACCGCCCGTCGGCGCGATCCTCGTCCCGACGAGCTTCGATCTGGATCCAAACTACCAGGCGCCGGTGCCTGTCGAGCCGCCCAAACCGCCCGCGGGAAGTCAGGCCATTTTCGGCCCGGCGATCGATTACGGAGACTTTGCGGGCGCGTACTACGTCGATCCCGCGAACACGGTGCCACCCGGGACGCACGCCGACCGCAACGGCCGGGAGTACGTGTACGTGGTGTTGCGCGCGGGCTTCACGGGGTCCCTGCGGCTATGGCTGCCTGTGCAGTAGGCTCGGCCCGTCCGGATCCGGCCAAACATCTCGACGTCGTCTATCGCGCGGTGGCGCACCTCGCACGGAATCTGCCCTGGCTGTACGACGACCTCGTGCAGGAGGGCTCAATCGGGCTGTGCAAGGCGGCCCGCCGCTACGACGCCTCGCGCGGCGTCGAATTCCCCGCCTACGCCTGGCCGCGGGTCTGCGGAGCGATCCGCGACGCGCTCAGGCAGGTTGATCCGTTGACCCGTCACGCTCGGCGCAAGCTCCGGGGCACCGACCAGCAGGGCGAAAGTTTTACGTGCTCGCTCGACGCGCTTGGCCATGGAGCGGACGATCCGTTCGGTAACACCCTTCCCGCCCCGGAGCCTGGCCCGGATGAGCTGGCCGAACGTCAAATCTCGTTTGACAGGCTCCGCGCGGCCCGCGCGAAACTGCCGCGGCGCTGGGACCAGGTCCTCACCGGCTGCTTCGATCGCGAGCTCAGGCAGAAGGATGTGGCCCGCGAGATGGGCATGCACGAATCGTGGGTCTCACAGATCAGGACACAGGCGCTCGCGCGCTTGCGCGCGGCCCTCTAAACGATGGCCAGAAAGACAGAAACACGGAAAGCCGGAAAGCCCGCGGCCAAGAAGCGCGCGCCCGAAATGTCGACGCAGGCGAAAAGACCACCGAAACGACAGCCGACCACGAAGGCGAAGCAACGGCGATTTCTGGATTGGTACGCGAAGCTCGGAACTGTTTTGTTTGCAGCTTGCAAGGCGCGCTGTCAGAGGACGGAGCATTACCGGTGGCTGAACGAGCCCGACTACGCCCAGCGATTTGAGCACGCCCGCGAGGACGCGAAGGAGTTACTGATCGCGGAGGCCCGGAGCCGCGCCCATGAGGGCGTACCTGTCACCTACAAGGGCAAGAGACTCCGGGGTGTCCGGCAGTACTCGGACCCATTGCTGATGTTCCTGATTAAGCAGGCGGATCCTTCGTACCGGGAGAACGCCAGGATGGAGCACACCGGCGCCGCCGGCGCGCCGATCGAGATTCGCGTGAAATTCGTAAAGGCGGATGGCTGAAGTTGCCGAGCAAGCCCCGGTCATTGTCGATGCCGAGTTCCCGGATCCGCTCGGATTTCTGTTTGAGCCGCATCGGTACAAAATCGGCTACGGCGGCCGCGGCGGGGCCAAGTCCTGGGGATTCGCGCGGGCTCTGCTCACGCTCGGCACCCAGCGCGAGTTGCGGATTCTTTGCGCCCGCGAGATCCAGGAGTCGATCGCGCAGAGCGTCCATGAGCTCCTTGAGCAGCAGATCGGCGCTTTGGGCCTCGAAGGCTTCTACTCCGTCCAGCAGACGCTGATTCGCGGCGTCAACGCCACTGAATTCAGCTTTGCCGGCCTCAAACACAACGTCTCCAAGATCAAATCCTTGGAGGGCTGCGACATCGTCTGGGTCGAGGAAGCCCAGACGGTCTCGAAACACTCCTGGGAAACACTGATCCCGACCATCCGGAAGGAAAACTCCGAGATCTGGGTGTCTTTCAACCCGGACCTGCAGGACGACGACACCTACCGGCGGTTCGTCGTCAATCCGCCGCCAGGCGCGCATGTGGTCAAGATCGGGTACCGGGATAACCCGTGGTTCCCTGCCGTGCTTCAGGCGGAGATGGAGCACCTGAAGGCGACGGACCCGGACGCATACAACCACGTCTGGGAGGGGTGCTGCGTCAGCGTGCTGGCTGGAGCGATCTATGCGAACGAGTTGCGGCAGGCCGATAAGGAGGGACGGATTACGCGGGTCCCTTACGACCGCACGCGGCCCGTTGACTGCATCTGGGACCTGGGTTTTGGCGATCTCTGCGCGATCTGGTTCGTCCAGTCGTTTCCGTTCGAGTACAGGTTGATCGACTACATGGAGGACTCGGGTAAAACGATCCATTGGTATCTGGAGCAGATGCAGGGCCGGGGCTACGTGTACGGCACCGACTGGATGCCCTGGGATTTAGGACTGCACGCGAAGCAGATGGGTACCGGCAAGTCGGTCGAGGAGCTGATGCGGCTCGCCGGCCGCAAGGTCCAGATCACACCGAAGCTGCTGGTGGCAGACGGCATCAACG